TATTAATTCGGACAGTAAAGACAGTAAGGACAATTAAGAAAAGTAATGAAGAGTATTAATTCGGACAGTAAAGACAGTAAGGGCAGGAAAAAAACGTTTATTTTCTTTTTGGGTTGGGGTAAAAATTTTTTACCCTTCAAGTTTTATATTTTATCTATTTTTTACTGTCTTTACTGTCTTTACTGTCTAGAGTAGAGAGAATGAAGAAAAAAACATAAAAATTCTTATTAATTCCCCTCAAACTCCGGACAGTAAAAGACAGTAAAGACAGTAAGGAAAAAAATCTCATTTCTCTCGATAGTATTTTCCACCTGAGGGCGCGCTTATCCGATTATAATGCTAAAGCATTATAATAATCAAAAAAAAGTTTTTAATCGTGTAATTTTTTGTTAATCTATGCAATTATTCTTTTTTATTAAAACGAAGCGAATGGAAATGGCTTCATTATAGTAAAGAAATAATGGTGTGAGATTGTTAAAAGAATCGTACCAATAAAGTTGAATATCAAATTGATTAAAAGGCTGACCATTATCGAGGTCTATTTTTTTATATGGAGATTGTAGAAGGTACTGGACTTTAGTACTTGATGTTGAAGATCCTTGGATGAAGTCGAAATTACTCAATATTTTTTGACCTGTTAATTGTGAGACTTGACTTGTTGATGTTCCTATGGAAGGAAGATACTCTGGAGTAGATATAGGGATTTTGGTAGAACCTAACACAATGCCTCTTGCTGAGTTCCACTCTTGTAAACTTTCGATTCCAATCTTAGATGTCATTATAATGTAAGAAACTGAGTTGATTGTTAGTAAGTTATTGCCGGTTTGAAATACATTTAACAGACAATTATGATTTGCTACGGTCGGATTTGAATAAAAGAACATTGGTAGTCCTTTAAAGAATGTAAACATCTGAATATTCATGAATATTTGAATAACTGTTGCTGATTGTGTGGTGTTATCGTATCCCGCTTCTGTGACTTTCAATTGTAAATAATACGTAGAATTATCGATCATGATTACTGGAGCAAGTGAACCTGTTGGAAGTGTGACCTTTGATGCTAACGATGTAAAAGCGGTTGACAATGCATTATTAACCATCAACAAGAAAAAGTCATAGTCATAAATGTTGTAATAATAAGGAGAAGACGTTGGTACGTTCGGAGTACTGTAATATGGAACGTTCACAACACCTGAATATACTCCATTGTATCCAAGTTCAACTATATAAGAATTCGGTAAAAATGTAAATATTGGTATAGATGTAGTAGGTGCATAAATACGATCGACACATAACTTATAATTGAATGCATTATCCACTATAGGTTGCGTGAATGTGGTTGAGAATGTTGCCAATCTGTATTCACTTGTGTAAGGAATGAGAACATCATAATAAATATGATCTGGACTGTGGTCAATTTCTCTATTTTCGAAAATCATTGTGGTTTTCTTCATTTATATAATTAGATAACAATATATTTTTTTTACTTAACTATATTACCAGTAATATATGTCACCAATTCATCGTTTCCGGTTCCTTTTCCTCTATGCTTAAAAAATTTCATAAATTTAATGTATTGTGACAATGGTTTATCTTTGAATATCAAACGAACTATGCATTGTCTACCACATGTTGCATAACCAGCACTTTGAACATCTAATGGATTATACTCCAAGTTGTATGGACTCTTCATCATCAGTCTTGTAATTTGTCCATTATTCTTCTGCTTATATCCTTTATAATCTGGTTTCCTGCCATAAGAATCAAAATAAGACAAGGTGTACGTTCCGTCTTTCTCTTTTCTCTTCATAATACAAGTCCAATGTCCAACTGGTGGATTTGTATGCATTGTGTTCTCAATTAAGAAAATACAACAATTATTTATCAGAATATCATCGATGTTCTTGACTTTCTTTAATTGATGATACTGGATAATATTTGTATGTCCGTGAAGTTCATTTTTTAAGTCATCATCAGTGGTCGCCATGTGACTTTGCTTTTGGATAAACTGATCGGAATAGTCCGGAAATTGCATCATGTATAAAATAACGAGATAAATTATTTTATACTTTTTTAAAAAGGTGGTGTTATTGGCATAAGATAAGAAGGAAGGGGAAAATATCCTAATGATTGTATTTGTTCCATCACTTTTACTCTGACGAAATCTTTGATATTTTTTATATTTTTTTCGAAAATCTTAGTTATTTTTCCATTCTTTATATTTCGTTGTAGTTTTTCATTGCTTAACTTCAATAATCCGAACAAGTCCCTCAGTACTTCATTGTAGACATTGATGGGAAGCATTGTTGTGCCTTGTATCGTCCATTGAACGTCATCCATTTGATGTCTGAATATAACGGTAGGAATATATTTTTTTTCGGGGTTTTTCATTATCTTGCATAGAGTGTTGAGTTTTTCCGCTAACATGTACAACATGCCCATTTGTCCATTGACAACTGTTCTTGCTACTTCTGCCATTTGTTCATTTTTAGTAAAGACAGCATAAGAATATAAACGCTTAAAAAATTTCAATGGATTGTTGTATTTACTTATATGAGAATAAAGAGCTTTATACATTCCTCTTTTCAGGTTCTCTTTGAACACAACAGAATAATTATGGAGTATATCATCATCACAATTTACACCATGTTCGCTTCCATCTTTATCAACATAAATAATCATGTAGAAGTTCGAACTGCAATAAAACTCATTTTTTGCCGTAATAAATATCTCCTCAATATTGCATTCAGTCTTGTCCATGATTGCTTCTCTCAAATCATACTCATATTTATTATATTTACCGTCTATTAATATTTTATAACCTTGCTTTACTTCTTTTTTGTTCCACCGTAATACTTTAATATTTCGGTATATCTCTTGGACTGTCTCAAATCTCATTTGTGGATCATCATCAGTTGAACTAATACACCAAATAATTTTTTTTAAATCTTTACTTTCCATTCTTCCCATTCTGTATAACTTTTTAGAATTCTTTAAAAGTGTATCAGATGGCAAATATTCACCATTTGACAAAGAACCAATATTAATTTCTTTTACAAATGGATCGAGACCACATTTAAGTTCAAAGAAGTATTGATCCTTCCTTTTTGCTAAGTATGCTACGATTTGGCGAATTTTACTAAAAAAAAACTCGACGACTTTGTTCTTTCCTCTTTCTTCAACTTTTTCGAATAAGTCATAGTCGGATGCATTGAGAGCACCTCTATAACTACACGAGCCGATTAACTTTGTATTTTCTGGATGGTCTTTGTCGATGCTTAATAAGTTAACCTGTCGTTGAATGTCAGTAGGATAATTTTTTTTAAGTTCGATTATTGACATATATATTATTATGAGAAAAATAATATAAGTTTTAAAATAATATAAGTTTTAAAATAATATAAGTTTTAAAGAAGTTCGATTGTTGTCTCAGTGAGTACATATTTCGGTTTAGCTTTATTAATGCATATCCATCGTGTGTGATTTAACTTACTGAAAATATTGTCTATTGTCTTTTGTTCCAATCCGAATCGTGTATTTAATGCTCTTCTAACCTGAAACTCGTTGTCATCTTTGAAAAATATTAACTTGTGGCATTCATTCATTTCAACTCTGTAGAGTTGACTCTGTCCTTCTTCACCATATAGAACATGATTGGAAACAATACAAGATACATTGTTCTTTCTTCCTAACTTCAAAACTTGTCTAATAACTCTATAAATTTTTTTTACTATTCCATCCTTCGATTTTTTTCCTTTCTTCTTAGTCTTCTTTATTTTATTACCCTCATCATCGTAATCACTAAAGTCATCATCGTTCTCTTCGTCCACATCGTCATCAATTTCATCATAATCATCGAATAATAAAAGACAATTTTCGAAGTCCCGAATAACATCAATTTTTTTATTCATGAATGAATGGTCTAACTTGACAAATCGAAGATTTAAAAATTTTCTTATATCAGCTCCAGTATATTTTCCCGTTTTTGGACTGTATGTATTTGTAAAGGCAGGATCATATCCCGCAGGAAATTGAGAGAACATATATATTTCATTCTTTGGATAAATTAAACGATAATTTATTGCATATCTTGCAATTATACCACTTTTACCCGCTCCAGATGAACCTGTCAAAATAATAACTTCACGTTCTCTTGTAATGTCAGGTAATATTTCGAAGTGTCCTTTTTTATCTTCATACCATTGTTGTCCTTTGTCATCATCATCGTAATAAATTTCAATGTCATTTACTTTGTCATATGTTAGCGTTTTACCATGACTAAAGTTCAGAGCCATATATATTTAGTACATAAAAAATATATAAGATTTATATAAGATTTATATATATATGTCTTTGTTAAAGAGAATCAAGGAAAATAAGACAACAGAACAAAATAAAAATGTATTAGATATGACACAAGAAGAGTTGCGTCATGAGTTAAAGTATCCACATATGGACAACTTGCAAGAAATGGAAGAAAAATTTGTCGAACATATACAACAAGTTAAAGAACATAAGAGAGAAGAAGGACATAATAAAAAATATCGTGTTAATGATAAAGGATTAAAAGTCGTAGAAACTCCGATGACTTTTAAGGAGATAAAAAAATTTACAAATGAACATGGAAAAAAATATACATTCAAGTGTGGATGTGGTGGATATCGAACAAGAAAAGGAAACTGGAGTCATGAACAAACGACACGACATCAATTCTATGAGAGTATAAATGAAAAGTTTTTAAAATTATTGTATAATTAATTTCCCATTTCTAAGATTTATATTTTAAGCCTGACCACTTCTCCACATCTGACCGACCTGTTGCATGGTATAACCGGCTAACCTGTATTTCTTAACAAATTTATTATAAGCGGTAAGGGGACGTTTGCGTCTTCCTTCGCCATCTCCTTCGCCATCTCCTTCACCTCCTGTTCTGCGACGATAAACTCTGCGGACTCTACCGGCATACATGCCGTCGCCTTCTCCTTCACCATCTCCTTCACCTCCTGTTCTGCGACGATAAACTCTGCGGACTCTACCGGCATACATGCCGTCGCCTTCTCCTTCACCATCTCCTTCACCTCCTGTTCTGCGACGATAAACTCTGCGGACTCTACCGGCATACATGCCGTCGCCTTCTCCTTCACCATC